AGTATCTTCTCACTGATGGCATTCGCAACCCCTCCGATGTTACTCTCCAGCTCGACCCACTCGTCACGGAAGTCACGCGCCGCCTGAGACATTTCACCCGTCAGCGGTCGGATGTTGCGGAATTTAGCGACCAGAGCATCAAGCTGTGCGCTACCCTGTGACAGCAGACGAATACTCGCATCGTCCAGTCCGAGCGCTGCTGCGGCGTTCAGGCGCTGCTGCGTGGTCATGCGGGCGAATTGATCTGCTAATGAGATGTATGCCTCGGTCGCGTTCGTGGCGGCGATGAGCGGACCCGTATCGATACCGGCCCGACCCGCCTGGGCGATGAATCCGGCGTCGCCCACCAGCAGACCGGCACGCAGTCGCTCAATACCCGCAATCTGCGACATGAACGATTCGAGTGTACCGCCTTCGGTGCGTAATGCTGTACCCAGGGCGAGCACTTCCTCGGCGCCCGTGCCCATCACCCGCGCGAAGTCGGTCAGGGTATTCGTGGAGTTTGCGAAATCGGACGTCAGCGCTTTCATGCCGAACGCGCCACCCACCACCGCACCGAGTTGTAGGGCGCTGGCTTTGATGGACTGGATACCCGCGTCAATCTCTTTCGCGCCTTTGCGGTCGTAGTCGAAACCTAGACCCACTAAGAAGGATGTTAAAACTTGTGCCATGACATTCACAGGTTGGTGGTAATAGCGATAGTATACCAGCACTTGACACGATGGGCGAGCGGGCGTATCCTGACGATGTTGTCAATTAATAGGAGGTAAACGGGACAATGATTAAAGATAAATACCAAGGTTGGCTGCTGTTGGGGATACTGGTACTCGTCGCAACTGGTGAGTCACTTGTTGAGTTATTGGTGGGGTGATCGCATGGATCCTGTAACACAGGCGTTTTACGACGAAGGTTTCTACGCGGGACGGTTCTACCGAAACCCGTACAGCAGCGCGTCGCAAATTTGGCAGTATCACGCTTGGGAGGCGGGTCATTGGGATAAGTGGGGGCGGGTGTGATGAGTGAAGATAAAATAGTTGTAACCATTGAGACTTGCAATCAGATAGGACCAGAAGATTACAAGAACGTGAGATTTAGTAGAGTATTTTCCATTAATAGGCCAATGTCGGATATTTTCAAATGGGCTAAGAGTATGGGAGTGAATTGTCCGACAGTAAATTCGGTTACTTTTTCTGTTTTCACAGGTGAAAGTATTTGAAAAACGCCCCGTCAAGGGGCGTTTTGCTGCGTTGCTGCGTTGAACGCGTCGAGCATTTCGTCCATGGCGATGTTGAACCGCATCACGTCCGCCAGGTTGTACGTGCCGTCGCGTAACTCTGACAGCTTGCACAGTGGCGGACAGACCCCGCTAATACCGACACAGGGTCGCATCATAAACCAATCGACAGCCGGGTCAGTGTCTACTCGCTCGCTTGCTCCCCGGCGCTTTTTTCGCTTACGAGCCAGGTGAAAAAATCCTCCAGATTCCAGCGCACCAGATCCGCTATCAAGCGGAAATAATCCAACTGTTTACCCTGGAAGTCCCGAACCGATACACCCGTATCAGTACCGGCAATTTTCACACGTTCAAGTACAATGTCTGCCACTTCATCAAACACCGATTCAGGGAGTGCCAGCAGTGAACCGACGAGTAACGACCCGTCGATGACTGTAGCACCCGCCCTGCCAGCATTAGCACTGACCAGTCCGCCGACGAGAAGTAACAGTTTCTTCTGTCGTTCGGCGCTGGCCTGTGCAGCGTTGAATGTAGCGTTACCGATTTTAAAGGCCCGTAAGGTCATTATTGCCCCTTAGTTGCAGTCCAGACGTTAAATTCCAGGATGTATTGGTCGTCGCTAATGGTCGAACCACCACGACCCACTGACGCATCGTTCACGATCACTCCCTCGGTACCGACAGCCGCTTCGAGCGTACCGATTTGAGTCTTACCGAGCGAGATGTTCGCGCCGGACTCAAACAGACCTTGCAGGAACGCACTGTCAGGGCTACCAGGGTTCAGATACAACGTTACGCGACGACCTGGGTTAATCCGGTCGAGACGCACAGCATTACCACCCTGGCCGCGACGTAACACGCGCTTCGGGTCGATAGGCTCGTCGGTAAACGGTGTGGCAGTCTCGCCCCAGTCGTTAATCTCGCGTCCGTTGATGTTGACCGTAAAGCGGTCAGTACTAAAATTGTTCAATGCCATGATTAATACACCTCAATGTCAACTGGTGCGACGTGGATGGCACCGGCGCGGAAGATACGGATTTTAAGCGGTGCAGCTTTACGCGCATCACGATCCGGCTCAAGCAGGTTCAGAATGTCTTCGGGCTTGGTCAAAATCTCATACCCTACGGTATACGCTTCGAAACCGGTGTCAGGGTTGATGTAGTTACGTGGGCCGAGATAACCGTTTGCGATGAACGTCTCACAAATCACCTTGGCGGCACTGATGAGCGTAGCCTGACCGGTTGGGGTCTGTGGCAGCTTGGTTGGACGGTTGAACACGGTGTTGTACAGCTGTACTTCCATGTAATTCAGGAACGCTTCGAGGTTGATCACGTCGTCCATGTACTCGCCGAAGCTGGAGTGTGACCACGAGTTGATAACCCGACCAGCGTCCACACTGCCTTTGTTCTCGACCTTGGTGTAAAACTGACATTTCTTGGTCGGCTGTTTCATCGCGGCGTAAGCTGTGCCGGTCAGGTCTTCACCAGCTACACCTGACAGGACTTTACCTTCGCCGGTGATGGTGGTGTTCTGGCCGCTGTAATTCACTTTTGCGAAGTACTTGGTTAACGCCAGACCCGCGTAAGGGTCGGTCGCGTGGGACATGGTACCCGCGAAACGATAGCCCAGCGTAGTCAGCTGCGTGGCTATGTCGTTGGTGACGTTCGGATCACGAATAGCGGTGGCCAGGGCACCTGTGGCACAGTTTTCGAACCAGCTGCGGTTATCGTTACACCACTCAGCAATTTCAAGCACGTCCGCTTCGGACGCGTACACCGGTGCGGTAAAGAACGAATAAAACCACCAGAACGCATTACGAGCCTTATTGAGTGTGGTCGCCCAGGTTGCGTCGGCAGCGTCCACGCCCCAAACAGTCAACTCAGACATTGACGGCATACCGCCCAGCCATTTCGCAGCGGCTTTGTACGTCTCGGTGGTGTCGGCGAAATCAACGCTAAGCTCTGTCAAGCTGGCGTAAACGCGGCGAGTGTCAGGGTCAAACCCGACAGGTAATTCCGCCTCCGGTGCGAACAGTGTCGCCGTTCCGAAATTGGCAAAGCCCAGCCCAGACGGTGAAATCTGGACGTTAATGGGCACAATGTTACTGACATCGTAGGCCATTTGTTAAAACTCCAAGTGATTGCAATCTGTGATAGTATATCACTGCACCTCGGCAGTGGCTATAACGGTACCATCTTCGTACTGAACCTCTAAGCCGACCGATTCGATGTTGTTCACGGTTACTTCGTCAGTCTGTTCAAATCCGACACGCAGGGTAATTTGGGCCCGGCGTTCAACGTTGCCAGACACCAGGGTCGATAGGTCATTAACCGCATCGGTTCCGAACCATCCGACTTTGGCCGCGAATAGGTCGGCGCTCACATCTGGCCGCTTGTTGCACTGCTTGAGTCGGCTCGCGTTACCCATCGCATCGCCACGGTAAAAATTAACCGACACATCCACCAGCAGTTGTGGGCGTACTTCCACATCTACGCTTCGAGCGGTCAACATGCTGTTGCGTTGGTATATATTCGCCTGGCCACGCTCGTTAATGCGCTGGAACGGCTCGACGGCAGCATATGGACCTGTCGGTGCGGGTGCGTTAGGGTCGGCCAGTATGACCGCGCCTGTGAGCCCTGTGACACGCTCAATGATGGGTCGAAGGATTTGGAATAGTTCGATTCTGGTCATTGCGGATCAATCCTCACGACGATACATTTACAGTAATTGCGCCACGGACGGTTGTCGGTCTGCATCTGCTTCCAGCGTTGCCCGAGGAATTGCAGCTCGTCGGTGGGTGCCAGGTTGGTCGTGGTCCCATCGTTAAGATAAACTTTACGCATATCCTCGATGCGTTCGCCACCGAGATCCAACGTCTTGATGTCGCGCTCTGAGACAGGCTGTATCGTGGCGAGCGGGTGAACCGTGTTCACAGTGGTGCCCGGCACGTAAATACCGTCCACGTAGCCGCCTGGGGTCGTAGTGATGCGAGTCACGGGTACCGATGTGAATACATCGTCAACCGTCCCGAACATGTCCAAAAATCCAGCCATTACA